AGTACTATTAACCGCGTAAGTTGTGCCAGCTAGAGCATTACATATTTCAGACTTCGGGTCTGAGTTAATAAAAGTATAAGATGCAATGGCTTCTTGCACCTCATCATCAAGTAAAAATGAGTTTCTAGATTCGTTTACCATACTGGCCGCCGCATTAACCGCTGTTCTGTCCCGTGAGCCAGACTGAATAGTTTCTTGCGCTCTTTTCTCTAGATCCTCTCTCAATACTGCAATGTCATTCGTCGATGCTTCGCTCGAAGTAAACTGAAACGCCACCGCGTCCGTTACTTCCTTCGCTTCTTTATCACTTATAAGCCCCGCTTGATTCGCAACTAATAACTGTATGCGCTTCGGCAGCTTGGAAAATTCGTTAAACTTAAAAGTGCCAGCGTCTTTAATTTTATCCGATAACTTAACATCTTCCTTACTAGGCACCTCTAGGCGAACCATTCTTAAAGATTCATTGGCGGCGGCTGTAAAGGCTGATCTCAACTCTTTCTTAAGTTTATTAATGCCGCCTACCTTAATATCCTTAATCGCGTTTAGCTTTCTGTTGTCTGGGAGCTGTTTATATTTGTTCATTATGTCAGCTATATATTTAGAAGAAATCAATTGTAAATTCGTTCGAATAATGTCTGAGATTTTACTCTCGTTTAGTTGAATAAGCTTTCTAGGGTTCTCTTTAGGTTCTGACTCTAGCTTAACGTCTACAGGCTTTCCGGTAGCTTTCTCACCGTCTATATCGTGAGTGTGGCCTACAATATCAACTTCGTTTTTAGTCTTTCCTATAGGGTTGCCATCGGCGTCTAGTAATTGATGAAAATGTTTAGCTCCCCTTACTATAGCTGGGCTTGTGAGCTGGCCCTCGAACTTATGCCTATGGCCCGCGCTGTCTGCTAATTTTAAAGTCACCCCATTAGTATTAACATCGCTACCAGCATTACCATTATCACCATCGTCGTTATCATCTCCGTTGTTTGCGGCTCCATTAACATCTGTAGTCTCCCCGTTGTCTAGCATCGTGCCTTCGGCTTTCTTAGGTAAGTGATGCACCTTTCTAACATGATCTTGCAGAGGCTCATCGACAGTTATCACGCCCGCGCCCGCGTAGCCTGTAACAATCTCCATTAATTCCTTGCCCGCTTTATCTGTAATTCCTGTGTATTGTAATTGTGGCATTATCAAAGAATCATCACCGAAGTTTAAAGCCATAAGGTTAGGGATAAGCCTAATGTTTATCTTATCTCTAATAACATTGGCGTAGTGTTCTAAACCAGCAAGAAAGAAGTCGCTTTGATCATTCGATAGCGCATAAGCCCCGCTGTTGCCGCCAACTCCAAGCTCTAAGAAGCCCGCCAGAATAGCGCCGGACATGTTTTCATTCTCGGCCTGAATTACCACTTGAATCTTAGAAGGATCGAAAATGTTATTGTGAAGCTCTAACTCCCACCCGTCAGGGTAAGTTATAAAAGAATCTTCAGCACTAACGAAATTCTTCAATACATCTGTTGCCGCGATATATTCAGCATCACTCTGGCTTAAGTTCTTAGGCGTCTTTAATATAGGTGTTGGAATAGCGAAACGCTCGATGCCTATATATTGTAATTCGGTAGCAAGTAATTTCCTTTTGTAAGGCCCGTAAAGAATCCGGCCCAGAGGGAAGCCGATGTTATCGCCTTCTTGATCGTTAAAGAAAATAAGTAAGGTGTCGGCTTCTAGAAAAGTGCTTATCTTAATGTCGCCGAAAGATTCTTGTTTAACCTTTAACAGCTCACCATTGTTTGAATCATGACACCACTCTGTAATAGTAGTTTGTTTCCTGTAGCCAAGCTGGGCCAAGCCTGTGTAAAGCCCAATTTCTGAATCATCTTTATTCTCATGCACAACCTCGAACACACTAAAGCCATGCATTACATTTGTTAATGCCTCGTTTAAAAACTTAGGCCATGAGATATCTTTGAAAAGTATTTGTTCCATAAGTGCGGCGGCTTCAATATCTTTAGCCTCATCACTGGCGGGCTCAACGCTCCACTCCGCTGCTTTTATCGGGTTGCCAATGGCGCTTAATACCTTACGCACTTGAGAGTCTGACCTTCTCATTCTGTCGTAAAACTGTGAAGCTTCGGCCCCTGTTAATAGTTCAATGTGATCATCGGCGTTGTGAATCTTCCCGACAACATCAGTGCCGGACGCCCCTAGCGGTTTAGTATTATTTTTTATTTCGCTCAAAACTTAAAACCCTCTAATATTGTTTAGTACGAAGTTGCTTTAATTCTAGTTTTGCTTTTGTATTCTTTCTTACGCTTAATAAGGGGCTTTGTTTCCCCACTCTTTTGATTTCTGAAACTACCGAACCCTATATTGACATAACGTCCATAATTAGACAAGGCCAAGGCGTCTGAGAAATCAGGTGATTTTCGCCCAGTTCTTTTGCGATAGTCATCCTTTGACTCGATGCGCAGCCTACCTTTTGTGTCTAAAGTGTATTTTATCGTAGGTAATTCCTTTAAATAGTTAGTATCATCATATATTTCTAGGGAACTCTTTAAGTCATCTGCTAACAAATTAAACATTCTCGACTTTAAATTGAAAAACCTAGACTTATCCTGGGCTATTTTCTCTTTATCTGTCTCATCCTTGGTTTCAGGGCTGGCCCCGAAATGGATCTCACACAATTCAACCTTCTTGTGAATAATACCTTCGGCCTGGGCTTCAACTAAATTATCGAACACGCCGGAGCCTATACCCGTTGAATCAACTAGCACTACGGTTCGATGGTCTTTATAATCGCCGTTTATCATCTGAATAACTAACCCTGAAATATAAGTTGTCGATTGTTTAACGCCTACTTCCTGGCCTACTTGTTTCTTGCCGATCATTTCAACCAGTACGCTTTTATCATCTCCGAAGCGAGCTACATCAACGCCGATTGTTCTTAACTCTTGCGCATCATAAGGAATCTCACGATCATAAGGAATCTCACGCTTTTGCGCGGCCTCTACAAAACTCATCCTTACTAAAGCGTTTTCGTCATCTTCAGGGAAGTTCCCGAAGGCTTTACTCACCACTAGAGGGTGATCTATTTGCCATTCAAGAATATAATCTATAAGCCAATTACAAGACATTAAATGCGGCACTGGGTTCTTATATTCTTGCACTTGCTTAAGGCGCTCATCTTCTGGCAATAATAAAAGCCGATCAATCTCTAATTCTAAGTCTTCCTTATTATGAAAACCATTGGCCTTAACATTAGGGGAGTCAAATGCTGACAGATGTATTTTTGCATACCTAGGACTCGAAAATGTTTTAAAGAATTCACATGACCTCGTTGTTGGGTTTGCGATGGCAACGAATTTAACTGTCTGCCCTGACGTTAATAAGCCCTCACTCATGCGCCACACATCGGGACTAACCCCGACACTTTCATCAAATATTACCATGACATTATCTGAGTGAAACCCTTGAAACGTTGAACCAATCTGTTCTTCTGATGTGCCAGCACTTTTCTGCGGCGATAGGCCCCGACAAAACCACTTGTCGGACTTAGTAAGTTTCGTTTGTAGTAGCGTCCCGCCTAATTGATATTTAGACTTCTTATAAGCCTCGCGCAGCTCGCCCCACAATAATGCATCAACTTGATTAAACGTTGGCGCTGTAGTTATGACTAAAGAATTTTCAAAACAAGAATAAAACCATAAAGCTACTCTAGCTAAAGTCCACGTTTTCCCAACAGAGTGACAAGCTCGCACTGTAGTATATTTATTATCTGCAATTACTCTTAAGAGACTTCTTTGATAGTCTTCTAAAGTATTAACTCCGAGCACTTGCTCAAAGAATAAATCTGGACGCGCGCGCCACTTATCAAACTTATCTTTAGGCTTAATCGTCCTTGCCATCTGTAATCTCTTTTGGCGTCACGTCTATAACATCATCTTCATTAGACTCTATTAATAAATCAGTAATCGAATTTACTTTTAAGTCACCACTTAATTGCAAGTCTCTTTTATCAGTCCAACCAAACCTATTTTTCATGTTAAATATAAATACAGCAGCATTCCCTTGAGTCTTGCCAGCAGCCAATCCACGTCCTAAAGTCTCCCACCACTTCTGGCATAACTTCTCACCTAGCCTTTTGGACTGTAAAAACTCTGGGTGAGAGTCAATCCAATTGTATAAAGTTTTCTCTGTTACAAGAACGTCAGCGCCGAAACATTCGAAGCTGTAGCCCTTAGCCATGTGGTCTATAAGCATCTGACAATATTCTGGCTTGTATTTGCTTGGTCTGCCGCCTGCCATTACAATAAACCAATAAAATTGGAGCGCGTAGGTCGGTATTGCACCGCCTTCTGCTTAATGGAATTAAACCGCATTACTTTCATGCTCCACGCGCTGACCTAGGTACATACTTGCACCCATTTCTTTTATTTTACTATAAGGCAAAATAGGGACCGTTAATCTT